AAGGCAGACAGCGACGACCAGATCGCGAAGGCGGCGGCGCGGGTGCTCGCACTCGATGACATGGAGCGATACCCGATCGTCATCACTGGCGGCGCTCAGGTCACGTTCGATCCGATGACGGCCAGCTACAACGTTCCGAAGCGTGACCTCGTGGCGGTGACGCAGCTAGCACTGCAACGCGGGCGGTTACTCATCGCTCAGGCGTTGCCGCTCGCCGGCCTGCTGCGCTCCGAGTTGGAGGGCTTCAGGGCCAAGCCGACTGCGGCGGGGCACGAGACCTACGAGGCGCGCGAGGGCGAGCATGATGACATCGTACTTGCGCTCGCACAGGCGGTTTGGGTTGGCGAACGGGTCGGCAGTGCGCTCAGCGAACCGGTGTCCACATAGTCGTGTGTTACACTGTCCTGTGAAGTGGGGGTGCCCATGCGCCTCTTCCGCAAGCCCACACACGGTCAACCTGCGCCGGGCGACGGTAAGGCTACGTCGGCTGGCGATTCGGTGTCTATCATGGCGGCGGAGACGCCTGCGACCGGTCTACAGGACAGGCCCGAGGGGTACGAGTCAGCCTCGGCTAACTCGCAGTGGGTCTACCGATGCGTGGACGTGATCGCTCGGTCCGTCGCATCGCTGCCCGTGGTAGTGCAGACGCGGGCACCAGACGGCTCCCTGATCGACGCGCCCGACCATCCGGCGCAGCGGCTGATGAATGTGGTCAACGACACCATGTCGCCGTCGGACCTATGGACGCGCCTGGTGGAGTGGTATCTCCTGCGTGGCGAGTGTGTGGCAGCGTTCGAGTGGTCTGCCTCCGGCCAGCCTGCGGAGTTGTGGCCGCTTGCACCGCAGTGGCTCCGTGCGTCCGACCGGGTCGATCCTGAGCGCGGGCGCATCTGGCTGTATGGCCGGGGCATCGGCGCAGCGGACCGGCGGTTCTTCTCGGACGAGCTCATCTGGTGGCGGCGGTTCAACCCGTCCGACCCGAGCGCGCCGCTCTCGCCATTGCAGTGCCTCACGACGGCGCTGAACTCTGACTACCTGGCGCAGAAGCTGAACCATGCCATGCTGCGGAACCAGGCGCGACCGGACGCGGTGCTCACGACACAGCAGCCAGTGCCGGCAGCAGAGGCGAGGCGGATCGTCGGCTGGTGGCGTGAGGCGCTCGGTCGCACGGACAAAGCGCACCGGGTGATCGTGCTCCCGCACGGCCTGGAGTATCGCGAGATCCAGCGGACGCTGGCAGACATCGAGTATGTGCGTGGACGCGAGATCGCGCGTGACGAGATCCTCGCGGTCTACGGCGTGCCGCCGATCATGGCCGGCATCATCGCATCTGGCTGGGGCGAGTCGGAGCAGGTCCAGCGGAAGCTGTTCTGGACGGACACGGTGCTGACGCTCTGCTCCCAGCTGGACGGGCTACTGACTGAGCGCGGCAACGAACTCTGGCCGAATGAGCCGCCGGTATTCAGCCGCGACACGGAGAGCATCGAGCACATCATCGGCCAGGAGGATGAGCTAGTCACGCGCTACCAGCCGCTGGTGGCGCAGGGCGTCATGACGATCAACGAGATGCGAGGGAAGCTGGGGTTGGCACCTGTGGCGTGGGGCGATGTGTGGTGGTCATCGATGGGCCTGGCTCCGGTGTCCGGTCCGGAGCGTCCGATCACTATCAGCCCGATGCTACGCGCGGCACAGGAGCCGGCACACAGAGAGCCACTCGCACTCGGCAAGGCGATCCGCCGCTGGCCGTCCGAGGTCAAGTGGCCGAGGCAACTCCGCAAGGCACGCCGCGACGCTACCGACGGTCTCATCGAGCAGTGGATACCTGACACGGAGGCGCAGGTCGTCTCGGTGCTGGAGGAATGGCAGCGCGATATGTCGCCGAGTGAGGAGCCATACTCGCGGGCAAAATGGTTGGTTCGCCTGGAAGAACTCGGGGCGGACATGGTCGGCACAATGGTGTGGGCCGCGTGGCAGCACGAGGATGAGGTGCTCGCCCAGGTCATGAAGTCATGGTTCCCTGCGAAGGAGGCCGCGCCAGTATGGGCAGGCGACGGCGGTGCGCCGGAGTGGGTCGAGGACGTGGCCGAGATCACGAAGCCGACAGTGCTCATCGAGTCGCCGCACGCGGTCGCGATCATGGACCTACAGACGCAGCGCTTTGCCACGGCCATCGAGGAGACTGTGTGGGAGCGGGTGCGGTCATCGGTGAGCGACGGCATCCACAACGGCGAGACGATGCGGATGCTGACAGACCGCATAAACGAGACGATGGCGAACTACATCCAGAGCAGCGCGCGCACCATCGCCCGAACAGAGACACACGGCGCCATGATGGGCGGCATGTATGCCCGTTGGCAGGACGGCGGCGAGGTCGGGGCGCGTGAGTGGTCGGCTGCGTTCCGCAACACGAGGGCGAGCCACGAGGCGGCGCATGCCCAGGTTGTTGGCATGGATGAGCCATTCACTGTTGGCGCGGACAGCTTGATGTATCCAGGCGACCCGATGGGCAGCGCGGCGGAGATTATCAACTGCGAGTGTGACGAGCTACCGGTCCTCAAGCCGAGGTAGCGGAGGTGCGGCATGAGTCAACTGAAGATGCAGCAGACGGTGCAGCTATTCGACGATGACGGCGCGAACGTGTCGCGCGTGCAGGGCACGGCGACGGTGGACGGCAATGGGTTCCTCATCACCGAGTATGAGGTCACGGCGATGGCCGCGTCCGAGGCGGTATCGCTCGGGGCACTGGCGGCGGTGCGCGCTCTCGTTGTCGAGGCCGAGGCGGACCTGATCCTGGAGATCGGCCCTGGACCAGAAGAGGTGCTTATCGAGGCCGGGGTGCCGTACTCAGTGACGTTCGGTGTCGGTGGCGAGGCTACCCTCGCGTTCTCATCGAGCCAGGCGACCGACACGCCGGTCAAGCTGTGGATGATAGGAGTCTAGCCATGAGACGGGCACACGCTAGCGAGTGCAAGGCCGCGACGGTATCGCCGGACGAACTCCACGCCGCCGGTCTCTCGACTGACGTTGACTGGCTAGTGCGCGAGGTCGTGTTGGCACACGCGAAGATCGACCGCGATTACGAGCGGTTCGCGCCAGAACTACTCGACCAGTTCGCTGCGACGCTGCCAGGCAAGCCACTCCTGGTTGGTCACTCCCGCGACGGCGTGCCCGAGGGCACATGGGTGACGGCGCGGACAGAGGGCGAGGGCGCTGACAAGCAGCTGATGGCGCGGTTCGCGATCCCGGTGCTCGATGACAACGCCGGCCTGCGGCAGCGTGTCGAGTCGGGCGTCGCGCGATCCGTGTCCATTGGGTTCGAGGCTGAGGCGCGAACCTGTGACGTGTGCGGCGAGGACTCGTGGACGTGCTCACATTGGCCGGGCCGAGTGCTGCCGGACGGGACGCGGGCGACTGCGACGTGGCTCCCGCCTGGCGAGGCAGTCGAGGGCTCACTGGTCTGGCTCGGGGCGCAGCCTGGGGCGCAGGTCGTTCGTGCCGCGAAGGCCGCGCATCTGCGGGACGCGGACTACTGCGGCGGACTGGCAGTGTACGAGGCATCGCAGGACGGCGAGGCGATCCTCTCCTGGCCGCTGGTCGCTCTGGCGGCGGTCTCGATCGCTGGTCGGTTCGGCGAAGGCAAGGCACTCGAGGGCGCAACTCAGGCGAAGGCCTGGGCTGACGTGATGCAATGCTACGCGCTCCTTGGCAAGCACGCGCCAGAGTGGTCGGTCGATGAGAAGTTCGCGTGGGCGCCGTGGCGCGAGGGCGAGGAACTGCTATGGCATCAACGTGAGGCAGCAGCGGAGGCGAAGCACATCTGCAGCCTCCTGGATGGGCGACTGAAGGGCGCTATCGAGCGAGTCGCGGAGAAGGGCGGCATACTCCCGCCGGACGCCGTGGACGCGCTACGGGCCGCAGCCAAAGCACTCGCGGAGTTCACTCCTCCCGAGGCGACTCCTGTGGCGGACGCACCCGAGGAAGTCGAGGACGATGACGAGGCGGATGTCGCCGAGGAACCGGACGAAGAGCCGGAGCCGGTAGACCCGCAACAGGCCCTGCTGGCCGCTCTCGCGGCCTACGTGCCCGTGCCGGCACTGCCGGATGGGAACGCCCACCTGCTAGCGCGACTGGCGCGGGCGGGCATCGGAGGTAACTGACATGGCTGAGAAGACCAAGGGCGAGTTGAGGGCTGAAGCCCTCGCCGCGTTGCAACTCACGGAGGAGACTCCGGCGAGCGAGATCGAGAGCAAGATGAAGGCCGCTGTCGAGGCGGTCAAGGCGTACGCGCAGGCGCTCGATGTGCCGGTGGACGCGCCCGCTGAGGAGGCCGTCACCGCCGACACCGAACTGGCGAAGGCGTTGCGCGAGTTCAGCGAGAAGGCGTCCGCTCCGCTGGAGCGGCGCGCCCGCGAGGCCGAGTTGGAGACCGAGCGCGGTCGGCAGTACCCGACCAAGGCACGCGACATCACTCGGCACAAGGCCGAGACTGACCTGCACCGCGAGTTCCAGAAGGCGTCGGATGACCTGCACATGCTCGGGTCGCTCATCTGTGGCGTTGACTGGGAGGCCGTGGAGCAGCAGGGCATGGATGCGATGACGCTCTCCAAGCTGCGCCAGTTGAAGGCGTTCCATCGCTACACCGACATCGCCAAGCGTGCCGGCATGAAGAACCTCGACACCACGACCGCCACGGGCGGTCTGGAGTGGATGGACACCTCTCTGTCGAGCCTCGCGATTGACGCGATCCGGCTCCAGCCGGGCGCGCACTCCCTGTTCGACGTGTGGCCGATGGGTAGCGGCATCTATACGCTGCCGTTCGTGCCTGGTGCTGTGCAGACGTTCCTCATCGCGCAGATCGCCAGCGGCACCGCGTGGGGCGCTGCTGGTGCGCCCCACGCCTCGACCTACACGACCGACAAGATCGTTCTCAACGCGCAGAAGCACGGCACGCTGGTCCGGCTCTCGACAGAGGCCGAGGAGGATGCGGTATTCCCGATCCTCTCCAAGATCACGCAGAACATCGTCGAGGGCATGGCCGAGGGTCGCAGCGACATCTGCATCAACGGCGACGATACGACCGGGCCGCCTGCGCACTTCGACAACGACACGCCTGGCGCGCTCGGTGGGGCGCACCGGCGTCTGCTCGCGACTGGCCTGCGGTATGTGGCGGTCACGGCTGGCGCGACGCAGAACATGGCGGTCATCAACGCGGACGCCTACCGCGCTCTGCGCCGGCAGCTTGGTCGCTACAAGGCGAACGCGGCCTGGATCGTCGGGTCGCTTGGCGAGGAGGATATGGCGTCCCTCGCGCAGGTTGAGACGATGGCTGCTGCTGGCGGTCTCGCTACGATCCTCCAGGGCACCGTGCCTCGCCTGATGGGTTACCCGGTTGTTGTTGACAACCAGGTCCGCGAGGACGTTGCCAACACGGGCATCAACGCCGGAGGCGGCAACACCTTCACCACGACCCTGCTCGTCAACCCGAAGGCGTTTATCTGGGGCGAGCGACGCTCGCTGCAGGTCAAGCTCGTTGACGCGCCTTGGGGCATCGAGGAGAAGGCCGTCTACGCTGCCGAGCGCATCGACTTCGCGCAGGTCGAGGTCGGCGCGGCCAACAACTGGCCCGTCGTCATCGGCATCAACCAGGCCGTCTAGTAGCACGCTGACTCGGGTGGCGGTCTCGATGGTGAGGCCGTCACCCGGCACTAGCTAGGAGGGCACAACATGGCTGCGATGAGGCCAGGGACGAGAGGTCTACGATACGACGCGGTTCACTGCGTTGGAGGTCTCTCGGTCGATGGAGACTCGGTGCTCGGAGCGGACGAGACCGCGACGATCACATGCAACGCGACCCTGCTGATTCGGCAGGTTGACGATACCGGCATGAACGCGACGCCGGGCACGCTCGGCGAGGTTGTCTACAACCTCGATGACAGCAAGGTTTACTTCTGCACGGCGACGCACGCGGTCGCAGCGACCTGGGCCAATGCCGACATCGGAGGCGCGGCCGCGATCATCGGCGCGCTGGACTGTGGCGGCACGTTGACTGTCACAGGCAACACGGCACTCCAGGCCAACCTGGACGTTGGCGGCGACGCCGACATCACGGGCGACCTCGATGTGGACGGCGACACGACCCTCGGCACGGACGCGAGCAACTCGATCACGTGCCTTGGCGCGCTCATCCCGCGCCAGGTCAACGACGCTGGCATGCTTGCGAGCGCTGGCACCGAGGGCGAGATCGTCTACAACCTCGACGATGACACTGTGTATGTTTGCACTGTGACCGATCCTGCTGCCGCAACCTGGGCCGCGCTGAACTAGAGAGGAGCGGATGACCTATGGCTGCTCTGAGGCCAGGCGCGCGGGGCGAGATCATAGACGCGATCAGCAACATCGCTGGCCTCGCGGTCGATGGTGACGTGGTGTTCGGGCTCGATGAGACCTACACCGTGACTGTGATCGGCCAGGCCACGCTGCGCCAGGTGGACGACGCCGGCATGGGCGCTTCTCCCGGCACCGAGGGCGAGCTTGTGTTCAATCTCAACGACTCGCTCATCTACGTCTGCACCGCGACCCATGCGGTTGCAGCGACGTGGGTTGTCGCGCGGCTATGTGGCGCGATGACCGTCGCCGGCAACGCCACGGTCGGCACCACGGCGGATGTGGCCGGCGACACAGAGCTCCAGACTGACCTCGCGGTCACACAGGACGCGGCCATCGTTGGCAACCTGGCGGTCCATGCGGACGTGACACTCGGGGATGCCGCTGCGGACACGGCGACGTGTAACGGGCGGCTGATACTGCGGACGCTCGCCAGTGACCCGACGGTCCTCGCTCCTGGCGGAACGAAGGGCGAGGTTGGCTACTACGGCGGGATCGTCTACGTCTGCACGGACGGTACGCTGGGCGCCGAGGTTTGGTCCGCGTGCAACTAGGAGGCTAGCACCGTGCCGCTGATTGTGCTGATACCGTGTGGACTCGGGCGACGTGTCCGGCAACCTGGATACGTTTGCCCTGCTGAGGACGAGGCGCGTCTGAGGGCGCTTCCGGCGTCTGCCTGGGTGGAGGTTACCGAGGCGGAGTGTGAGGCGCTCTCAGGCGATCCTGACGCGAAAGGCGACGTGCTAGAGCGGCTGGCAGAGTTACGACAGGCGGCCAAGCCAGCGCCTCCAGCGGAACCTGTCAAGTCTAGCGAGGCATGGCATGAAGGCGTTTCGATGCGCTCACTGCGCGAGACGGCGAAGGCGCTCGGGGCGCGCATCACGACCCGAATGAAACGAGAGACAGTGATCCGGCTCATCGAAGAGATACGAGGTGACGGCGGTGGCGACGAAGCGTGAGGCTCCGAAGTTCCGTGCGCGCCGCGACGTGCGGATCGGCAAGCACAACTACAAGGTCGGACAGACCATCCAGGCACAGCACGTTGCTGAGGCTCTCCGACTGCTCGGTGCGTACTACATCGAGCCGATCCCCGAGGAGCCGGAGGACAAACGCGCCAGTGAACCGCAGACGAAGGGCGCCGACGCTGAGGAGGGCGAGGAGTAACCCGTGGCCTACGTGACGCTCGCAGACCTGCAGGCGTACCTTCCTACGGCGATAGACCCGAGCGACAACGCGCGGGTCGCGACGCTCCTGGCTGACGCCTCGGCCATGATCGATGACTACACAGGCCAGACGTGGGAGCCAGTGTTTGAACTGCGCCACGTCCCACTGGACGGCGAGCGGATCGTCAACCTGCCGGGGTCGCTCCTCGACCTTGACACGGTGGTGCTCTACGACGGATTGACTACGCGCGGACTCACTGAGGGCACAGACTTCTACGCGCTCCCTGCCGGATCCCTCGATGCGGCTACACCGCCGCCTGCGGAGTCGCGCTACCCGGCACACTCACTGATGACGTCGCATGGCAGCTGGTCTGGCGCGCCGGCCCACCTACTCGTCACGGGCACATGGGGCGCGGACAGTGAGGTGCCTGCGGATATCCGCATGGCGACGCTGATGATCGCGTCCTCGTGGTGCCGGTCTCTCGGTGTTGGCTCTCAGGCGGGCAGTGAGATCAAGTCTGAGTCGTGGGACGGCTACTCTGTGACGTACCAGACGCCGGCTACGGTAGGTACGATCCCGGAGGACGCGCTGAAGCTGCTCCAGCGATACACGCTGGGCGGTGGTCTCTATGCCGTTTGACGATGGGCTCAACGCGCAGGCGGACGTGACGCGGCGGGAGTCTGGCTCTGGCGACTCGTGGCGCACCATCGAGGCGGGTATGCCGTGTCGGGTCGTTGCCATGTCGGCAATGGAGGCGCAGGCGCTCTCGCAGGAGTGGTCACAGACGGTCACGCATCGAGGCATTGCGCCGCTGTATTACGACGTGCAGGAC